GCCAAAGTGTGGGGCAATGCCGAAGTGTGGGGCAATGCCGAAGTGTGGGGCAATGCCGAAGTGTGCGGCAATGCCGAAGTGTGCGGCGATGCCAAAGTGTGGGGCAATGCCGAAATCTTTTCCGCAAGTCATGTTCTGGTGATCGGTGCAATTGGCAGCAGGGACGATTTTACTACATTTTTCCGGGACAAGGATGGCGAAATTACTGTTAAGTGTGGCTGTTTCCTCGGCAAGATTGACCGTTTCCTTGAAAAGGTTACGCAGACGCACGGCAATTCAAAATATGCGTTGGTGTACCGGGCAGCGGTTGAGGTGGCAAAGCTGCAAATTGACCTGACAGGAGAAGCCCAGGAAGAAGATGAACATGAATAAGCTGAATCTGATGCCTCACCAACAGAAAACGCTTGATCAGACAGCAGATCACAACCGAGTTGCATATTACCTTGATATGGGTCTTGGAAAAACTTTTGTAGGGGCTGAAAAAATGTATCTGCTGAATAATGATGTAAACCTTGTGATTTGTCAGAAGTCAAAGATTGAAGATTGGATTGAGCACTTTAATACATACTATCCTGACTATGCGGTGTTTGACTTGACGAAAAAAGCACAGATGGTCAGATTCCGGGAACTGATTGAATCACTTGATTGTAATTTGCAGATTGTTGGTGTAATCAACTATGAATTGGCTTTCAGACGTCCATATATCGCCCATATACAGGGGTTTACGCTGATGCTGGATGAAAGTTCGCTGATAAGCAATGAACTGGCAAAACGGTCAAAATTCGTGCTGTCGTTACAACCTGAAAGCGTGATCTTGCTTTCAGGTACACCAACGGCCGGGAAATATGAACGATTGTGGTCACAATGTAAGCTGCTCGGTTGGGATATTGGCAAGAAAGCCTTTTGGAGTTCCTACGTTGATACTGAATGGGTTGAACAAGGGGAATTCAAGCGTGAAGTGATTGTTGGATATAAGAATGTGCCACATCTGAAAAAGAAACTTGCATCCTTGGGGGTAGTGTTCATGAAAACAGAAGAAGTTTTGTCACTGCCTGAACAGGTTGAACAGAATATTTATCTGAAATCAACAAAGGAATACAGGTACTTTATCAAGAACGGTTACTTGCAGCTTGACACAGTGAATTTAGTTCAGTTTAAGGGAGAAACGGATGTAGATATTGATCCAACACCACGGATAGAGTTGGTAGGTGACAACAGCTTGACTAAGACGCTTTATGCAAGGCAGCTTTGCGGTCAGTATCACAAGGAAAAATTGGAAGCGTTCAAAGATCTGCTTGAATCAACAGAAGATCGGCTCATTGTTTTTTACAACTTCAACGAAGAACTTCACTGTCTGAAAAAGATATGTGAAGGACTTCACCGGGAAGTCAGCTTTGTGAATGGTGCAGGTCGGTCAATGTACGCATATGAGGAAGTGCCGAACAGCGTCACATTCATTCAGTATCAGGCTGGGGCAATGGGTGGAAACTTCCAAAAGGCGAACAAGGTTATTTATTTCACCTTGCCGCTTGGGAAGGGGTCTTGTGATCTTTGGGAACAGTCCAAAAAGAGGATTCACAGGATAGGTCAGAACAACACCTGCTTTTACTATTACCTGTTGGTAAAAGGCACGTTTGAGGAAAAGAACTTTGCAGCTTTGAAGGAAGGGAAGGAATTGACTGATGAACTGTTTGCATAAGCGTAAAATGTGCCGGGTTTGTCGGTACGTTCGCAGACACGCAAAGAATTTTATTATTAAGGGTTTGTGTGTGGTCAACGTTTTTAGCCTGATGTTTTGGGTTTGTCTGCTTGACAGTATTATTTCATGGCAACCGTATCTGATCATGTTGGTAAATGCGGCGTTTTTGGCATTGGTGGCATATGCGAATAGATAATATTTTACTAGAAAGGGGGAGATATAGTGGAGCAGACACGTACATTTGATGTTACATGTCCTTTTTGTGGGGCAGTGAGAGAAGGGAAAACTGTGACAGATGATGGTTACGACTGGGAAGGACATCATCGAGGTAGTGGAAGTTCTAAAACTTACATAGATAAATGAAGATGCGCTTTTGGGCAACTTGTAAAGTCATTGCCACACATCAAGCCGATGTGTAGGAATTGTTATCATTACGTTGACGGATATTGCACCAATCCAAAACAAATCGCGGAGATAAAGAAAATTGTTGGAAATTTTGACATAACTGTGAATAAATTTTCAGTCAAAAATATCGATATCGCCTGCCGGATGCATGAACTCAACTACGCTATTTTTGATGAATTATTTGAAGACAAAAAAGAAAGAAAAAAGAGGGGTAGCTAATGGCGGCAGAAAAAAATTTTGAAAACAAAGTAAAGAAGTTCCTGAAAACAAAAGGATGTTGGTCGTTGAAATATTGGGGCGGCGCATCCTACACGAAAAGCGGTATTCCTGATTTGCTGGTGTGCTGCAACGGTTGTTTTCTCGGTGTGGAATTAAAAGCCCCCAAAGGCAGGCCATCAGACTTGCAGATTTACAACCTTAGAGAAATTGACCGTGCAGGTGGTTATGCGGTTTTGCTTTACCCGGACGATTATCCTATATTTCAGAGTCTGGTACAGGCTATTCAATCGGGCGATAAAAAGGGCATGGAAGATGCATATACGGCTTTAAGGGTAGAGTGGAAATATTTTGAAAATAAGATGAATAAAGGAGAGTAGAACAATGACAAGAGAAGAACAAATTAATTTTTTTCGTGACAGTATGATGTCAACAAAGCGTGAAGGAATGGCAGACCTGCTTGATTTCATGAATGACCTCGGCTTTCTGACTGCCCCTGCATCTGCTGGCAATCATATGTGCAAAGATGGTGGCTTGTTGGAACATACAGTAAACGTCATGATTCTGGCTGAAAAGATTGGTGTTGCTATGCTTGGCGGTGCTGCATATAACAAAATTCACAACAGCGTGATTATTGCTGCAGGGCTGCACGATCTCGGCAAGTGTGGCAGGGAAGGAAAACCCTACTATGTGGAAAACATGATTCAGGACGGCAGACCGACAAAGAAGGACCCAGATCAGAAGTATAAGCGTTCAGAATCAAAGCCGTACAAGATTAGTCCTGACCTTTGCCACATTGACCATCCTTTGCGATCGGTTGAATTGGCAGCACGTTACATCGATCTAACAGAGGAAGAGGAACACGCTATCTTTTACCATGATGGAGCTTATGGCAGTCTTGCCTATGATCTGAAAGGGCATGAGGAGCCTCTACAGACAATTATTCATTTTGCTGATTTTTGGGCGGCACAGTTTGTTGAGGTTGGCAAGTTGGATAGATTCCAGGATCCGGAACCACAGGAAGAAAGCGAGGACAATAAAAATGAGTAGTGCAAAGAATCACAGAATCAGAAGCCGCTGCAGCTACAGAAATAAGATTTCAACTGCTGAGCATTTTCAGACTAAGCAATATATGAAAGCGGCACAAAAGAAAACCATGAAGCAGCAGGGGAATTTTTTCACTAAAGTGATGGGAATGTTTAAGAAAGGGGATAAGTAAGATGGCAGCACAGAAATTATTGATTATGGGTGAATCAGGTACAGGAAAAAGTACCAGTATGAGGAATTGTGACCCGGCAACGGTGGCGGTAGTGAATCCGGTTGGCAAGCCGCTGCCTTTTAAGAACCACTTTAACAATCTGTCAAATGAAACGGATGCCAGGAAAATTACCCGGTACATGAAAGAACAGGCAGCTGCAGGAAAGAAGTTGATTGTGGTTGATGATTTTCAGTATATCCTTGCTGTTCCGTACATGAACCGCATCAAAGAAATTGGGTGGGACAAGTATAACGATTTTGGGGCAAATTACTTTGAAATCATTGAGGTGTGCAAAGACCTTCCTGATGACGTGGTTGTTGCTTATATGACTCATTTAGAGACGCTTGATAACGGTTTGACCACAGTTAAGCTGATTGGTAAGTTGCTGCGTGAGAAGATTACCATTGAAGGACTGTTCACGGTGGTTCTTAGAACCGGGGTCAATGAGGGCAAGTACTATTTCTATACGCAGAACAGCGGGAAGGATACCGTAAAGTCACCAATTGGAATGTTTCCGGCATATGCGATTGATAATGATCTTGCCTATGTTGCAGACAAGATCAGAAACTATTATGAAATCGGGGAATACAAGACTGATGCTGAAATGGGTCAGGCTGACGCTGCTGTTGCGGCAGACATCGAAAAGCCGGATACCAATGGCAGACGGTCAAGAAGCAGAAAGACACCGCCCACGGAACAGATCGATACACCTCCGATTATATCACCTGCTGAGCGGCCTGTTGAAATCCCTGATGGAACAGCTGAAGAATCGCTTGACGGATATACTACAAGTGACGACAATGTATCGAAATCAGACTTGCAGAAGCCGCCCCGGAGAACACGCCGGGAAAGAAGCGCTGAACAGGCTGTTGAACCCACAGTTTGCGGTGAGGACACCTATTTCTACATTCCGTCTGATGATAATTATGTCATGAAACATAAAGGTGATGCTATCCCAACAAATGCAAAGGTGATTACCAAAGAGGAGTTTAATGAAGGTGTGAAGAAGATTGCCCAGAGTAAGACAGAATCCCCGGCTGACGGTACAATAAATCCTTCAGAAGAACCTGCCAGAGGGCAGCGCAGAAGGAGGGCACGCTAAAATGTGTGAAGCTGTCTTTTGCCTGATGGTGTTTGTATTTGGTTTTGGTGCAATCGGTGATAAGGAACAGAAAAACCGCAACAATTATACATTGATCTGCATAGCTTGTATTTTAGCTATTGCAATAATTAAGAAAGGTTAAAAAGGTGAATTATTATGGCTATTGATTTTAACGCATTTGACCAGAAGGTTAATTTGAATGAGCTTCAGAAGGAAGTTGCAGAAGCAGACGCAACCGCTTTTGAGGACGTGCCGGACGGAACTTATATTGTCAGCTTTGAGAAAATGGAGATCAAGCCGACCAATGCCAAAGATAAGCTGATGTTTGCCGTCCAGGCAAAGATTAAAGAGGGAGAATATAAGGGCAGGCTGCTTTTCTTCAACCGGGTGATCAGCGGCAACACTTCCCCGAAGTGGACGGATGGCATGGCTATCAAGTCTGTTTGCACATGGTTGGACAAGCTGGAGACGGAAACCGTGCCGGAGTTCGTGAACTATACTGACTTTGCTTATTGCGTTCTGGATATTTTTCAGGAGATTCAGGGCAAAGTGGAAGCAGAAGTTGAGTGGAAAGCAAAAGCATTCCACCCGCTTACAATCCACGAAGTATTTGACTGTTGATCGATTAAGTTACATATCTGACGGTGATTTTAGTCACCGTCAGATTTCATAAGGTGATAACGTATGATCTTTTACGATTTTGAGGTTTTTAAGTATGACTGGCTCGTCGTGTGCGTGGATATGGTTAATAAGAAAGAGCACGTGATAATTAATAACTCGGACGCACTCAAAGCCTTATATGAGCAAAATATAAACAATATATGGGTTGGATTCAATAACCGTCACTATGACCAGTACATCTTGAAAGGAATTTTGTTAGGGCTTGACCCCAAAAAGATAAATGACTGGATAATTGTTCAGAAAAGGGAAGGGTGGCAGTTTTCAAGGGCGTTCAATAAAGTACCTATGATTAATTATGATGTAATGCCGAATCCGCCAGTCGGTTTGAAAACACTGGAAGGTTTTCTTGGTTCAAATATTAAGGAAACAGACGTTTCCTTTAACATAAATAGGAAATTAACGCAGCAGGAAATTGAACAGACAGTGTTCTATTGTCGGCATGATGTTGAAGAAACAATAAAAGTATTCATGCAGACCGTAGACGTATTTGAAGCAATGCATGGTATTATTAAGGCTTTCCCAGATATGGTGAATCTTTCAAATATTGGTGACAGTGAAGCCCGGATAACTGCAAGGGTGCTTGGGTGTAGCAAGAAAGATTGGGATGATGAATTTGAGTTTTTCTTTCTTCCCTGCTTGCGGCTGAACAAATATAAGTGTGTTCAGGAATGGTTTGAACAGAAAAGACAGGAAGCCTTGTCTTTAGAGGTGCAGCATTACAGCGATTCAGAAAAAAAAGCGTGGTATAAGGCACAAAGCTATGATATTAATGTTGCCGGAATTCCCCACACGTTCGGTTTTGGCGGTCTGCACGGGGCCACTGAAAAGCCGTCACACTTTAAGGGCGCGCTGTACCACGT